TCAGACTTAAGAGAGCAGAATTTACAGCTACTTCTGGTACTGTTTATATGCACAACCCAGATCTTGATGTAAGTAATAATTACATTAGAAGACTTGATCCTGATTCTTTCCAAGTCGTTTCTAGATCTGTAACCGTTGGTATTGATACAGTCGCAAATGGAACTGTGATGGCAGGTATTCTTACTACTGGTAGGAAGATTGGTGAAGCAACTGCTGCTGAAGGTGGTAGTTCTGGTAAGTCTTATGTCTTTGGTACTATTGAAAGTACAGGTGGTCCTATTGACCTAACATTTGGTTCTTACGCAGGTATTTCTACAGTTGCTATTGGTGGTACTGATTACATCGATGGTCAATATAATAATGTTGATCTATTCGCTGTTACTGGTAATGGAGTTGGTGCAAAAGCAAACCTCTTTATTGAAAATGGAAACGTAACTGCTGCTGGTGCAACTATTGTAGATGGTGGACATGGTTATGCTGTAGGTGATATTATCGGTATTACAACTGCTGATGCTGGTGGTGCTGGTTCTCAATGTCAATTGTCAATTGAAGCAACTAGTGGTGTTGATAGATTGTACTTAGAAGATGTACGTGGTAACACCTTTGTTACTAGCGAAAAACTTGTTTATTTCGATGATGCTGGAACAAGAATAGCACTTGGAACTACTACAATTACATTATCCGCAAGAACTGGTCCTACCTCTAACGAAGGTGACATGATAATTGTTTATCTTCCAAATCACGGTATGTATAGTGGATCTAACAAGATTACTATTAGTGGATGTAAGGATCTTGCTGATGCAACACAACTATCTGCAGATGTTACTTCTACTAGCACTGTAATTTCTGTTGCTTCTACCATGGGTTATGAGACATTTGAAGGAATGCCAGTAAGTGCAACAAATCCAGGTTATGTATTGATTGATCAAGAACTTATTTCTTACACTGGTGTTGGTGAAGGAACATTAACTATCGGCACTAGAGGTGTTGACAGTACAGTTTCTACTCCACATGCTCTTGGAGAAGAAGTTGACTTGTATGAATTACAAGGTGTATCTCTCAGAAGAATTAATACAACTCATGACATTGACCCATATGAGTTTGATATTGATAACTTCTATATCAGAATCCAAAGAGATCAAAATGGTACAGACAGAAGTGATGATGGTTCATTAGTTAATGCTCCACTCCTAAGTTTCGCTGATAGCGGTGCTGCTGGTGGTGATGAAATTGATAGTACAACTAACTTATTGTACTCTAGTATCAAACCTAACTACAGAGTTATTAAACCTACTGGTAAGACTTCTGTTACTGCACAAGCTAGAACAATAACAGGTACAAGTCCAAGTGGAAATGAAGTCTCTTATGTAGATAAAGGTTATGTAAATATTGATCTTGGTAATGTTAATCAGTTTAGTGATGTAAGAATGATTGCTTCTAAAGTTAATGAAGACGCATATAACACTGAATTATTCAGGAATAAGTCTTTCACAACTGCAATTACATTACAAACAACAGATAAAAATGTATCTCCAACTATTGATTCTACGGTTGGTGCAACTGAATTTGAATTCTTTAGAATTAATGATCCAGTCAGCGATTATGCCTTAGATGGTCGTGTTAACATTGCTGGTGAAGATCCACATGCATCTGCTTACGTAAGTAAGAACGTTGCACTTGAGAATGAATCAGTTGCTCTAAAAGTAATCATTGAAGCATACAGAAGTGAAACATCTGATTTCCGTGTTGCATATCAACTTCAAACAACTGCTGAAGGTGGTGCTGCTCCATGGCGTCTCTTCCCTGGCTATGATAACTTGAAAGATACTGATGGTAACGGATTAGGTGATAAAGTAATTACACCATTGAATAATAATGGTCGTCCAGATAGAAAGATCAGACCATCTGCTCCACTATCTGATGAATTCATCCAGTATGAATTTAATGCTCAAGACCTAACTGAATTCACAGGATTCAGAATCAAGATTATGATGTCTGGTACAAATGCTGCTGATCCTCCTAAATTCAGATCAATCAGAGCGATTGCGTACACATAAACTATAAAAGGCACCTAAATATAGGTGTCTTTTTAATATCACAATGTCATCACCTGACCCCGACACATCTGCTTTTAATGAATTTGCATTTCAAACTATCTTGGATCAATACCAAGAAGAAGAGATTTGGAAGATGTATAAAGATCAACAAAAACTTGATGAACAATTAAAAGAGGATGAAAAGAAAATAGAATATCTTGAAGATGCAAGAGGAAAAGATGAAGAATTTTCTTTAATGAATTATTCTGAAGAATTTGATATTAGACCAGTAGCAGATAATCCTGGTCTTTTTAAAGACATGGAGACTGGTGCAGTTTTGAATATGGATAATACTGCTTACAAAATCTATCAGCAGAACAAAAAAAGATCTGAGGCAATCCAGAGGAAACAAGAAGAGCAAAATGCTAAAGTTGAAAAGATGGATCTTGAAGTTGAAGAAATCAAGGGAGATCTTAAAGAACTGAAAGGTTTGATTAGAGATTTAATAAAAGGACTAAATAACTAAACGGTATATATTTTTTTCTGATGGCAGCAGTTTACAATAAAAATATTGTTATTAATACTGGTTCAACTTTCAATGAGACCTATAACTTAAGAAATCCAGATGAGACTTCTTACAGTTTAGTTGGTGCTGGAATGAGTGCTATTTTGAAAAAACATCCTGGTGCTAGTTCTGGAGTGGGTTTTGCAATGACTTCTACTGATCTTGCAGGTGGTGAATTAAAATTAACAATGACCGCAACAGATACTACTAGATTAAAAGAAGGTCGTTACAGATATGATGTTCTGATTACAGAATCTGGTGGAGATAAAGTACATGTTATAGAAGGTTCAGCAATGGTAAGAGCAGGAGTAACCACATGACTTATACTCAAAAAATAACTGTTCCTAAAGATGCAGAGGTGGATACAAAGTTAATTAAAACTTCTACTGCCCAGAAGGTAACCGTTCTAAATAATAACGACAAAGAAAATGTTGACATTACTGTAAGTGGGTAAATATGGCAAAACCATCTACCAGAGAAGGATTTAAAGACTATTGCCTAAGGCAATTAGGTGCTCCTGTATTAGAAATCAATGTTGATGATGACCAAATTGATGATTTGGTAGATGATGCTTTGCAGTTTTGGCAAGAGAGACATTTTGATGGAACTGAAAGTCAATATTTGAAATATAAGATTACACAAGACGATATTGATAGAGGAAAAGCAAGAGTTGGAAATCAAGGTGCAGGTATAACTACAACAACAGATAGTGCTACTATTACTGGAAGTAGTGTTGGTTTTAACTTTGAAGAGAATAGTAATTTTTTAAAGATTCCAGATGATGTTATTGGAGTAAATAAAGTATTCAGATTTGACAGCAGTAGCATTTCTAGTGGAATGTTCAGTGTTAAATATCAATTATTTTTAAATGACATTTATTGGTTGGGTGCTAGTGAGTTATTAAGTTACTCTATGGTTAAGAGTCACTTAGAGACTATTGATAGATTACTTACAACTGATAAGCAAATAAGATTTAATAAAACTCAAGGAAAACTTTATATTGACATTGAGTGGAATAATGCAACTGTAGATGATTATATTATTATTGATTGTTACAGAGCACTTGATCCATCAACTAATCAGTTAGTTTGGAATAATTATTTCTTAAAACGATATGCTACTGCATTGATTAAAAGACAATGGGGTCAGAACTTAATTAAATTTCAAGGTGTAAAACTTCCTGGTGGTATTGAATTAAATGGAAGACCAATATATGACGATGCTGAAAGAGAACTCACTGAGTTGAGACAGGCAATGATTAGCGAGTACGAACTCCCACCTTTTGATCTTATCGGATAATGGCACTCAATCCCTTTTTTATACAAGGGTCATCTGGAGAACAGAACCTTGTACAAGATTTAATCAACGAACAGTTGAGGATGTATGGTATTGATGTCACATACATTCCAAGGAAGTTTGTAAATAAAAAATCAATTATAGAAGAAGTGCAATCATCAAAGTTTGATGATAATTTTACCATTGAAGCATATTTGCAAAACTATGATGGGTTCCAAGGGAATGGAGATATCTTAACAAAATTTGGAATCACTCTAAAAGATGAAGTACAATTGATTATTTCTAAAGAGAGGTTTACAGATTTTATCCGTCCATTTATGGATCAGATGGATGATGATGAAGTTGAATTCTTTGATACCCCTAGAGAGGGTGATTTAGTATACTTCCCACTTGGGAAAAAGTTATTTGAGATCAAGTATGTAGAAGTAGAAAAACCTTTCTTCATGCTTCGTAAAAACTACGTTTTTGAACTTAGATGTGAATTATTCGAGTACGAGGATGAGGTACTTGATACAGGTATTGACAGTATTGATAAGACAGTTCTTGATGAAGGATTTATTACTACATTAAACATTGTAGGAAATGGAACCACTGCTTTAGGAACTGCAAGTACAACTACTGGTTATGTTGGTCAAGTATTCTTACAGAATGATGGATATGGATATACAAGCACTCCTCTAGTAACATTCACTTCTCCTCCAGTTGGATTTACGACTGCTACTGCTGTTGCAATCACAACTGCTATGGGACAATTACAGGCAGTAGAAGCAATTAGATTAACAAATGCAGGTTATGGATATAGTGAAAAACCAACTATCTTCATTACAGGTGGTGGTGGATCTGGTGCAATTGCAACTTGTACTTTTGTAGTTGGATCTGGAACTTCCTTCGGTGTTGGAGAAATTACTGTTGGAACATCAGGAACTCAATATGCTTCTGCGCCAACTGTTGCTATAGGAACTGCACCAGCTGGTGGAGTTGATGCAACTGCATTTGCAACTCTTAATTCTAGAGGTCAAGTTACTAATGTATACATTACTAATGCAGGTGCTGGATATACAGAGGCACCTTCTGTAACCTTCTCTGGTGCTCCTCAGAACGGAACTGGCACTTATGTATACAATGAACTAGTTACTGGGCAATCAAGCAGTACAACAGCAAGAGTTAGGGAATGGGATGCAACTAAGGGTGTTCTTAAGGTTGGTATTGTTACTGGAACCTTCTATGACGGGGAAACAGTTGTTGGTTCTTCCTCATCTGCTACATACACTGTGAGAACATATAATTTTGAAGATACTTATGATGCTTTCAATGAAGGTGATGTCTTTGAAACAGAGGCAGATTTAATCTTAGATTTTTCTGAGAAAAACCCATTTGGTGAATTCTAATGTTAGGGCAGTATTACTATCACGAAATCCTAAGAAAAACAATTATTGGTTTCGGAACCTTATTTAATAATATTCAACTACGCCATCAAGATGCTAATGGTAAGGATATTAGTGCAATTAAGGTACCCCTAGCATATGGTCCTGCACAAAAATTCTTGGCAAGAATTGAGCAAGGTAAAACAAATGAGAGAGACATTGCAATTACTTTACCAAGAATGTCATTTGAAATGACTGGTATTGAGTATGATGCAACAAGAAAAACAGGAATTACTCAAACATTCAAAACCACTATGAAACCCAGTGGTTCTTTGAAAAAGGTATTCATGCCTGTTCCTTATAACCTTCAATTTTCATTATCAATTTTTACAAAATTAAATGATGATGCTTTACAAATTATTGAACAGATATTACCTTATTTCCAACCAAGTTTTAATGTTACGATAGACCTAGTAAGTTCTATTGGAGAGAAAAGAGATATTCCTATTACACTAAACAATATTAGTTTTTCTGATGAATATGAGGGAGACTTTACAACTCGTAGAGCACTCATTTATACATTGACTTTTACTGCAAAAACTCAACTCTTCGGTGCAATCGCAGATTCTCCAGATGGAATCATCAAGAAGGTTATGGTCGATATCTACCAAGATACAAATACAAGAACCGCAAGAAAGAGTGTCAGATATACAACTACACCAAAAGCGAAAAAAGATTACAACGACGACGGAGCGATTACTGCTGCCGATGATCCGTTAGTCGAAGCAGGTGATGATTTTGGATTCAATGAAACTACATCAATTTATTTGACTCCAACTAAATATAGTCCAAGTGAAGGAAAGGATGTTGACGGATGATGAAAGACAACAAATTTGACGAAATTAATGAAGCACTAGATACATCAATCGAATCTAGTATTACTGAGATTCAGAAAGATGCTGTGCCAATTCCTAAACAAGAAACAGATGATATAACTAAAGATTATGAATACACTAGAGGTAACTTGTATTCCTTAATTGAAAAGGGACAAGAAGCACTCAACGGAATCATGGAACTAGCAGCAGAAAGTGACAGTCCTAGAGCATATGAAGTTGCTGGTCAAATTTTAAAAAGTGTTGGTGATAATACAGATAAACTTTTAGATTTACAAAAGAAACTAAAACAACTTGAGGAAGATA